TATCTTATAGTCCTCGTACGCGAGTCTAACAAGACCACCAACAGCAAGATAACTTGTTACGATTAATACTTGCATATGTGTTGTTTTGTTTAGAACCGCAGCCCGGGGGCTTTGGTTGTTATGCTGGATAATGTCACCAGCGCAAATACTTACACGTTGTTTTCATATAATAATGAAAATATCCATAGGAATAAACTATCACTTCTATTTGGATTAAAAATGGTTGTCTGGTTTGAACTTGAACCAAGAGATCTACCAACTAAGCTACACAACAAATTAAAACTTTATCTTACTATAAATTAAATTATTAGCCTGTTCTATTGTTGTAATTCTATTCGTTTTAATTAATTTTCTAATATTTTCAATATAAAGTTTTATATTATTAAAACTCATATTTTTATACATCATTGGTATACGATCTACTTTTATACCGTGCTTGTTTAAAATTCTAGTGGTAATCATTTGAGACCACCTGTCAGCAGTATTTTCAATAGAGAGGAGCTTTTTAGCGGCTTCATCGGCTGATATGTTGCCTAAAAATATATCAGCTGCTATGTCTTCCCCGTACTTTGAATATTGTTTTTGATGAGCTAATTCGTGAAATATAACATACAAAGCATATGTTATATTCATATTTAAAATTTGAGTATTAATAATACATTTATCGTGTTTAGATATACCTAAGGCGCCTTTTAAAGGCTCTAAAGCTATACTGGGACATTTTGTAGAAAGTATAACACTTTTTATATCTTCCATAATGTTTTGATGTTGCGGAAATGAAATTTGTAAATTAGTAATAAAATTATCTACACCTTCTGTGGTTTGGTTATCTTGCAGTCTAGCTTCTGTGTAGTATTGTTTAAAATCCATCGTAATATTTATGGTACCCCCACGGGGAATTGAACCCCGATTAGCGAAATGAAAATCCGATGTCCTAACCGTTAGACGATGGGGGCAAAAAAAATGGTGGACCTGCCGGGACTTGCACCCGGGTGTTCCGTAACGTTCTTACCAGTTTCTACAAGCTTAGCACTATTAATAAAATGTACATCCATAGTGCTGATATACAAGTTGTTTGGTAGTGTTCCTGCTATTCTACTACCATTGAATAGTCAGTCTCGCTGAATGACGATTATAATATATAGCGAGAATCTATACTATAACCGATCGAGCTTAAGCAGCTGCGAGTGCGAAGCTATCGCCGAATGAAAGAGAATCTTTCACGGAAGCGACTGCGTTCTTGAGGCTTTGAATAATGCCGTTTGTTTTTGTAGTAATTTATAAAGGATTTACTAATCCTGCTTGCTTCTAATACGTCTGTTATAGAGTCGAATCCAGTACAGGCCCGTTTAAAATATGTCAAGTAACAATAAGTAATATAACATATTTATGACTAAAGGCAACTATAAAGTATTAGCAGAGGCTTATGAAACGATTCTAGAAAAACGTGTTCAGCCTGATCCTACCACTGAAGAGTCCTTTCAGCAGTTTTTAACTAAAAGAGCTGCTGGTGCTGCTAAGATTGCTCATAGCTCAAAAGAAAAAGGCGGGTTTGCTACTCTAACCGCTATTCACTTTGCTGCTAAAGCTAAACCTTATGCTGATTGTGAAAAAACTGAAAAAGAATATACAGAAAATCATGATAAAGCAAACGCTCATTATAAAAAAATGGCAGAAGAAGTTTATGCTAAATTAGCTGATTTAGATAAGTTATCTCAAAAAGAGTTTCAAGCTCTTATGGGAGAGCTAGAAGTTTGGGGAGAAGTATATATTCGCGCTACAAAACCTGAAAGCTTAAAAATTTAAATACTATGACATACACTTGGGATCTTAACCCGCTTACAGTTTATTCTTCATTATCTGGTTATGATAATGTTGTATACGCAGTTAACTGGAAAATTAACGCACAAGAGACAAAAGACGGTAAAACGTATACTACTTTCACTAAAGGTCAAACCAACTTAAACGTATCTACTTTACCTAATTTTACACCTTATACATCATTAACTCAAGATCAAGTTTTAAGTTGGATATTACCATATATTAATTTAGATAGTGTTTTAGCACAATTACAAAGTAACCTTGATGCTCAAATGGCGCCGCAAACACTTAATTTACCACCACCCTGGGCGAACTAGTTAGTTCCAGCTACCTTTACTGTAATTAAATTTAGTAAACCAATATTCTGAACCTTTATAAACTATATCAGCTAGTTGCTGATTGTAGTACTGTTTCCAGTTATTATCAAATAACGTATTTGCATCTATAAGAGTGCTGTTATCATTTTCAGGTAAAACGAATATTTGTTTTATTAATTCGAGTTTTTTTGAATTTAAATTAAGTAAACTATTCTTAAAATCTAGCCACTGCATAGCATTATACTGCAAAGGACTACTTAATAAATTAAATTTATCTATAAAATCTGTATAATATTTAACATTGAAAACATCTTTGTTAATTGAAAAAATAATGTGTGTGGTAAGATATCTTTTTATATTACTTTCGTATTGTTTAATTTTTAATGTAGATGGTATTTTTTTAAGAAACGGTATTTTTAAGATGCTTTCACTAAAATCTTCAAAATATACTATATGTTTAAATTCAGTATCAGGTAAACAATCGGTTATTAAGTTTTCGTTACACCATTCCGCGAACAATTTTGTATTCACAGGGTTTAATTTAACTTGAAAATTATATGTAAACACTTCAGGGGTATTTAAGATATTAGTAAATGCTCTTAAATCAGTGTAAGCATTAAAATTATTATTAGTGTTTAAGTTTAATATTTGTCCAAGTTTCCAATTTGCAAATGCTCTATGGTAAGGGTTTCTAACATTAACAATAACAGGTAAGCTTGTATATTCTTTTAATATATTTAAATGGTGGCTGTACTCTGTACCGTTTATATTATTGTACGGTTTAATTACTAAATTATTATGTTTAATAATAGAAACAGTCTCTCTAGAAGCTGTTCTAGTAGGTAGTAACCATATATAATTATTTGACAGTAAATTCATTGGAGCGGGAGAAGAGATTCGAACTCTCGACAGTCACCTTGGCAAGGTGATACTCTACCAACTGAGTTACTCCCGCATGTAAACTATTTAAGCGGGGTATTTATTATTTCCAGCTATCTCTTGAATAATCGAACGCTGTAAAATCGGCTGCAAAAGCATTATACACTGTATCAGCAATTGATTGTGTGTATTGTGCTTTCCAATTTGGGTATTCTTCAAGTTTAGCAGCACCGTTGACAATTAAATCGTTGTATTTAGTTGCTTGATGAGCGTCTGTTACATCTACGGTAGGTACTGTTTTAATATCGTCAGCAATTGATTCAAGCTTTAAAATTTTAATAGCTGCTGTAGTATAACCTGCAGCAGTAATTTGAGAAGATATTACACCGAAATCAATACCTTTAGCTGCTTTAGTTTCCCAGAGACCGTTTAAATTAAGAGGTACTACAAAATGGTTGTTATTGTAATCTGCAACATATTCCGCAAATGTAAAAGGTGTTAAGTTGTTTCTAGTTCTATAAGATGTATTACGTACCCATCTTGCAATAAAACGTTGATAAGGGTTTCTAACAACACAATAAATATCACTAGCGGGTATCGATATACCTGAATCAATAAAAGCATCTGTATTAGCAGGATAAGTTGGTACTGTTTTATTATGCTTATCAGCGTAATTTTGATCTGCAACGGCTAAAAAATTACGAACTTTATCACTACCTGTTAAGTATGTAAAAGCTAGCGCTGTAGAAGATGCAATGTATGTGACCATGTTTATATTTATGGTTTTATTGATTATTATTTTTTATATTCTTTAAATAATCACATGAAAATATCTTACACATATCAGGCCTGATTTCATACACCCCGCAGCATTTTAAAGTAGAATTGTAAAATATACACGGTTTTCTGGAATGTTTTGTATCAACTCTTAATGAAGGATAATGAGACGGGTTTTGATATAAAGATCTCTCAGGGAACATTTTAGAACCTTCATCATAGTCTATAAAAACATCTTTCCATTCTATTTTTACCCCTGGAAATTTGTTTTGCACTCTTTGTAAAAAAGCAGATGGGTCTGAAACAGGGCCTAGTATGAAATCTCTATCATCAAGTTGGCAACAACCACCGTGATTACCTTCAAACCCTAAACATTTTTCACAGCAATGGTTCATCGTTTCCAGCTATCCCTTTCGTAATTAAATAACTCAAACTGATCTTTATACTTTTCGTACACTATATCTGCAAGTCTATTATTATATCTATAATAGGACTTCCAGTCTGCGTACCTTGAATCTTTATTGTCTCGTCTAATATCTCCTCGAGAATCATTTACCCCTTCATATTTGTATTGATTGGCGAGTATATTTGAGACATAATCTCTATTAACGTCAGGATTGTTAATATCAACAAATGGTAATTTTTTTATATCCTGTTCTAAATGCTCATATCTAATGAAGTAAAATGGTTTATGTTCTCTTACTATATTTTCTTTCACACTGTTTTGATTAGCCATAACCCAATACTCAAAGTCTTTTTCGATAATAAGTTCATTTTCTTGTTCTTTAAAACAAGCTAAATGCCAGTTCGACACTTCTCTAGAATAAGGGTTACGAGTTTGTAATATAATTTTATAATCAGTGTATTCTTTTGGTACACCATAATCATGGGTATGAGAAACATTTCTTATATCGGACTCTGATGTGAACACCGGAGATAACTTGTAATTAAAAAAATCATAATGTTTCAGTACCTCGCTAACAGCTCTAGAACCGCACCTGGCTGTAGCCCACCATATATGCTGTACTTTAGTTGAAATATTCATTATGTATCAACTCTCCAGCACCTTTCCCCACAATAAAGCCTATCATCATTCACACCGAAAAATTCTCTTACAGCTTTTTGTACACCCTCATCTTCATAATAATCATGGCCAGCTATAGTGCCGCCTTTCTTAAGCTTGGGGTACCAACACATTAAATCAGTCATTACAGCTTCATATTCATGATTAGCATCGATAAAAATGAAGTCTAATGAGTTGTTTTCATGTAATTGGCTAGCCTGATTAGAGGCCATTTTAGTAGGTTTAACAATATGCTTTACAGGGTCTATGTTATTTAAAAATAAACCGTAAACATAATCTTCTGGCAACTGTTCAGGGTTTTTAGTATTTAAGCCTGCTAAAGAATAACGACCCCAAATATCATACACATTAAATTTAATATTTTTATTAGAATTAATAATTTCAACGGCCATGAAGGTTGTTGAACTGCCCTGCCACGCACCTACTTCAACAAAATGTGCATTATCATGCCTCTCGACCATTTCTGAATATAATTTCGGAAAAGTAAACCAACCAGGTACTTTGTAATGATAATGCTCCATATTAAAATTTATCTATGACGAGAGGTTTATCAATTATAAAGCTCCAAATTGAAGAATCTGAGTAGGTAGTTACTTTTTTACCTATTATTGCTTCTAATTTAGTAACATTTTCAACCACATCTGGATAACCAGGTTCGTAGTCGTGACCACATATAATACCCCCCGCTTTTATTTTGGACCCAAAATAACATATATTTTTCCAATCGCTAGGGTTTTGATGGCTTGCATCTAAAAAGAATATATCAATATCGTTATTAAAAGAAATATCTTCAGGGCTATTACCTTGTATCATATTAATATTTAAAAATTCTTTAGTATTGTCTAAAAATATTTGCTTAGCATCATAGTATACTCCAGATATAGGAAAGCTATATGTTCTGCAAATATCTTCATGTATAGGGTGAGTTTGCAAATAATTTTCGTAAAAAATGTCAATACAATAAATTTTTGTGCTTGGTTTTGTACTCATTGCCCAACATACCGAGCTACGACCGTACATAGCACCTACCTCAACAATAGTACCGTTTTCTGGTACTAATTGTGCAATTTTTTCAATCGCATTTAGGTCTGGTATTAACATCCATCCTAAAATATCTTTGTTAAACGGCATTTAATAATTTACAAATTTTATATGTATTTCAAGTTAGGTGGCTGCCCGACCTGGATTCGAACCAGAACTAGACGAGTCAAAGTCGTCTGTGCTGCCATTACACCATCAGGCAAAAAAATTGGTACCCCCACGGGGAATCGAACCCCGATTAACGAAATGAAAATCCGATGTCCTAACCGTTAGACGATAGGGGCAAAATGTTATTGATACTTAATCTCTGTTATATTATAATTATTACCGTTTTGCTGTACTGTAAAAATTCTTGGTAGTTTGACTAAACCAGCAGCTTTGGCAGCAGCTATAGCCTCGCTTGGAGAAGGAAACTTCTTAGCATCTTGATGGTTCTTACACCATTGGTCTTTTTCAAGATCTACTAAGAACAAGCCTTCTTCTAGAACGTGTTTAGCGTTCATACGCACTATAGATGCGTCCATTACTATAAATTCCTGGTTCATCTAACTCGAGTATTGTTGTCTACATTGTAGACTTCATTACGACCGCCTGGATAAGATACAACTAAAGAGTTGCCAGAGAGATAAAACCCCGTCATATCTGATCCTACTGAAATAGGCATATAAGGACTGTTATTATCGTCATACACCATTAAACCGTTATTTGTTCGTTCTACGTACATATTTGTTATTCGTTTATATCTAATGATCGTAACTTATTCTCAATTTGCAAGCTTTTAATGTTATTAATTGCTTTTTCAATACCACGAGCAGTTTGTATCTTCATTAACAATGTATCTGTACGATTATCTACATAATCTTGAATATCTAAAGGTTTAATATATTTCATACCTTCATTACTATTGAAATCAATACCTCTATCTTCGCATTTTTCAGCAATAAGGTCGACAGCTTCTAATAAAGCAGCCCAACGAGCGAATTCATACGTAGATATACGTCTAGGATTAGTTTGTGTTTCTTCAATTAAGTCTTCCATAAAAATTATTTCGTACCTGTGTTAATCGGATCTGTTACTAAAGCTGCTTCTATGTTTACATAGACAGTATTTTTAGCTTGGCAGTGTTCACAAATGAAATTGGTATCTTCATTAGCGTTAATGACTACTTCATTAGGTTGTTTACAAGCAGCACAATTTATATTAAAAGTTATTTTTGAGAGTAGTTCAAGCTCTTTCAATCGTATTAATGTACTATCTTTTGATGCACGATAATCAAGAAACATACCGTAAAGATAGAATAGAATAAATTGACCAATGAAGGTAGTTAAAAACCAGACTAAAGCTGATTGTTTAGTGAAATGAGCAATGCCTGCAAATACGGTACTTACCGCAGCTGCTTTTAGCACTGACCCCAAAAGAGTTATTAATGTTTGTCTCATATGTTACTCGTATTAGAGTAACTTATTCACTTAGGTGCAAGTGTAAACTCATTTAAATTGGCAGCTAATTCTTTATATGCTACCATAATGCCTGCTAACTTAGCACGAAACTTCTTCAGTTCTTTTTCTTTACCTTTGAATAAAGGCATAGTGGTTGCTGTAGCAGTTTTGTTCTTTAAATCTAAAGTTTGTAAATAAAGATTAGCTAACTGTACTACTGCATCCTGTAAAGGATATGGAAGCGCTTCAGGGTTAACTCCTCCTTGACCGTTGTTTTTGAGATTAGCTAATTTTTCTAATGTAGGGGTGTTGTCACTACTATACTCATAAGCAGACATTGTTTCAGGTGTACGCTGAGAGCTTTGTACGCCTGTGTAGTATTCTGACTCTTCGAGAATTTTATTAGTTTTTCTTTTGCTCACGGTTCTCAATACTTACTACTCCAATCTTGAATCTACCACTACATTTTGGGCAAATCCAATGCGCTTCAGTAACAATTTGATTACCTTTATTAGCTCTTACAGCTCTAGGGTGTACTGGACCATGTCCACAAATGTGACAACTCTCCGGACGCATAGATACTTGTTCGTTCATATCCTATACTTATCCGAACAACTTACAAAAATCAACTAACGCCTGGCTATTTGCTTGTTTATTAAAGGTTTTCTTCCAGCTATCTAGCTTATCTAGAATACTATTAAACTCTAAGTTTTTACACGTTTCTTCAAATTTATTAAAATCTGATATTACAGAACTTAACGTATTATACTGTTCAAAATATAGTTCTACTTCTTCCGGATGTACTGCTAACCCGTGAGCTAGATCTACTAACGGACGATTAGTAGTGACAACTGCATCGCATATTTCTTTAGCTTTTGATTCTTTAGCCACCCATTGTTTAGCTAGTTTTCTACCTCTAACCTTACCCACTCCTTCAAGTCCTTGTACATTATCGGATTTATCACCAGCAATACACTTGTAGATAACAAATTCTTCCGGGGTTAATCCATAGTGTTCTTCAAAGTTATTAACATCTACAAGAAGCTTTTTAATTGGGTTATAGAAAGAAGTATCCGCATTAACCAACTGTGCAAAGTCGTTGTCAACACTTATAATAATCTTTTTACCTGTTATTTCTTTACTTAACCAGCTAATAACATCATCTGCTTCTAAGTTACCCGGGAATATGTTCTTTATTCCAAGGGTAGTTGTTATTTCAACAATAGCATCTGCTTCTCCATAAACGGCTTTATTACGTTCCTGATCTCTATTACCTTTATACGTACCTTCAGTAAGAGTTTTACGGAAATTTTCTTTATTACCTAGTTTTTTATCCCAAGCAATATAGATCTTATCTGCATTAAACTGGTCTGCATTTGATTTAACAGTTTTAAGAAAAGAAAAAACACTTCCTGTATTAATTCCTTTTGAATTTATTAGAGGCTTTCCTATGTTGTTTGCTACCCAGTACGCCCGATGAAGGGTGTTGTTGCCGTCTATTAGAAGCGTCGTCATCTTGTTTTAATTTGAGTTTGTATTCTGCTAAGCACGTATTATAAACGCCTTTTGGTAAAGTTTCTACTAAATCTATTATTTTATTTTTAATACCTTTGTCTATTTCTTCATTAGGTATAGTTCTTATGTGTTTATCAGGCAAGCTAAAAAAGACAGTAAAGCCAGGTGTAAAAGATACAGGTACTAACCACTCTCCTTTAAATGTACCTTCTCTTACTACGTATATGTTTCTTTCTGGCGGATAAAACTTATCTTTAATCTTCGTCAGAATCGTTTTGAGGCTTGTCTTTAAAACCATATGGATCGTTACCTTGAGTTTGAACAATATTATTATTGATCTTAAACATTACACGGCGGAATCGTTCCAATAAAGCATCATGAGAAGCTGGGTCTTCAGCAGAAACAATTTCAACTGGCTGATTATTTAAATCATAACCAATAAGCATATAAGGACCCATAAACTCCTTAATTTGCATATCTAAAGCGTCTATTTCTTTACGCTTTTCATTGATAATGTTATTTTTTAAAGTCTTCATGTACTCAAGCTTAGCAAGCTGTATCATTTGATTGATACTAGCCTGTTCTGCTGGAGTCATTTCATTAGCGGCTTTAGGAACAATAGAAGAAAGAGGCTCATTAGCCTTTGTTTGCTTTTTATCTTGAGCCTTCTTACCCTTCGTTGGTTTTTTAGCGGCCATTAATATTATTTAGTGTCTCGCTCAGCGGAAGCTACGAAGTCATAGAACTCTTTACGAGTTTGTGGTTCGTTCATAAAATCCCCGGATAGCTTAGAAGTAATCATAGCACAACCATGATGCTTAACACCGCGATGGCAAGCGCAAGTATGCGTACATTTAAGAATAACCGCTACACCTTGATTACCAGTACAGAGCTGATCAATGGCTTTATGAATTTGAACTGTTAGACCTTCCTGGATTTGAGGACGACGAGCGTAATGCTCTACAATACGATTAAGCTTAGATAGACCGATAACTTGACCGTTCTTATCTGGAATATAGGCTACGTGTGCAACACCAGTAAAAGATAAATGGTGATGGGAACACATAGATACTACAGGTATATTCATCTGACTAACAATACCATCATAACCGTCTGAAGGAAATGTAGTAATCTTTGGTGGACCTTCATAACAACCTTTAATAAGGTCGCATACATAAGCCTTAGCTACACGACGAGGCGTATCAGCACTATTGACGTCATTACGCCAATCAATTCGCAATGCATCTAGAAAAGATGAATACGCTTCTGCTGCTTTATCGATAATTGCTTTCCTATCTTCTTCTGTAGTAATCATACTACTATTAGCTGTAGGAAGTGTTGGGTGTTTAACTTCGTTTGACATATTGAAAGATTTTACGGACTTAAACTTTTCGCCCGATGTATAACTCTGATTTGTTGTTGATTCCATATTTTACTAAATAGCTTATTATAACCTCAATTGAGTCGGTTTTCAACTTAAACTTTTCAGGAATAAATTGGCCACCATCATATAACTCAAAATAATTTTCACCAAAATTTTTATCATTGTTATAACAGGTGCAAATAACTGATGCACCGTGTGGATCTATCATAACTGTCCAGCTACGAGGATCTGCTTCACTATACTCATCAAACAGTCTATAGACTAGATAGCCTGAGTCTTTAAGCCTTTTAATAAAGTAGCTTTGTGTTGTTATCTTATTAGCCATTATTTAACTAGTCCTGAGATTACAAAAGTAAAATCAGTCTCTGCAGTTGGCTTAACGTAGAAAGACATTACTTTGAACTTTAAGTTGATACCTACTCTAGCTGAATCAAACTTTACCCCTGTTAATATACGAAATATATCGAGATTAAACGGAATAACTTGATTAAATGGTTGACCTTCTACTTTATCAGCCACTTTAAGGCTAATATTGTCTGTATTACTCTTTTCTTTGTCTCCTAACTCGCAATACACTCCGTCTGATTGACCATAAAGGTAAATCTTATTAGTATCAGTAGTAAATGAACTAGCCTTTAATATTTCCTGTAGTTTCTTTACGTCAATATTGAAAAAGGTATCACTAGTAAGAGATTCAATCTTATCTCTCTTAAGAGTAACTTTGGGTACTACAGAATCATCTAAAAAGTGGTATTTAAACTTTAATTCAGAAGTATTATAATAGAGATGGTTAGATTCAATAGTAAAAGTAATCTCATCATCATCGATACAATCCATTACTCTAAGTAGTTTCTTAACATCCCCGATATTAAGAGTAATCTCTTGTTCTACATCGAATGCTTTACTATACTTTGCTAATAAAATAATACTTGTATCAGGCTTATTACAGACAGCGTATAAGCCATCCTTATTAAGCTTAATAGACACAATATCTATAGCTTTACCTATAACACTTAAAAAGTTATCGGCAAAATCTTTCTTAACGAGCTTAAGTTCCATTTGTTATCTTCGGTTTTTTTTTATTATTAGAGTCAATTAACTGATTTACTTTATCTGTTAATATGTTAACCTTATTCTCTAATTTATCAATAGCATTTATAATATCTTCGTAACGAGTTTGTTTACTTAAGTCAAACTCTAACTGATTAGGGTCAGTAGGGGGCGGTACAAATGTTTGTACTTGTTGTACAGGTGGAGCAGTAAACTGTAAATCAGGTTGCACTACTGGTTGGGGTACTGGTTGTACAAATGTTTGTTGAGGCGGTCTTTGCTGTGGTTGAGGCTGTCTAATACCCATAGCCGGTAAGATATGAGAAGGCATAACCTTGCTCATATCTACATCCGAAACCTTAAGCCCACCACCAACCTCAGCAGCTTGCTTCTTAATACCGTTAATATCCCCTTGAAGCTGCTTTGCAAACATAGCTGCAAGCATGACTTCTTGGCTACCTACTTGACTAGTAGATACAGCAAGCCTTTGAAGTTCTGCTTCGTTCAAAGGCCTGTTCTGTTGAGGTTGTGGTTGAGCGTTAGCCATTATAGATTATCTAAACCGTTTAAGATATCTAGAACTTTATCGTCGTTAGCTGTTGTAGCTTCTACTTTAGCTGCAGGTTTTGCTGTAGCTTTAGGTGCAGGAGTATCATAAGGAACGTCTTCTTCCTCTTCTGCAACAGGGGCTGCAACAGGGGCTGATTCTGCATTACCATAATAATGTTGATCAATGAACGACTTAATTTCGTCGTTAGACTTACGATCTACAAACGTATTAAGGTCGTGAATACTATTGTAGGTTTCTTGTATCTTGTCTTCATCTAAACCTTCAATAGCAGCTGCATTCAAGAACTTAGAAGCTGTATAAGTTGGGTACTTTGGTGCACCTGGCTTATCAGATACTAACTCTACTTTAATACGAAGACTGCAACCGTCTGGTCCTAGATCAAAAATCTTAGCACCGAACTCTTCTGCATCGTCACCGTTAATAGCAGATTGAATAATCTTATCTAATTGCTTACCGTAACGTAATACTTTAATAGTATCATTGTTTTCTGGTTTCTTAGGATCGTTTACAACATAAACGTTTACTAACCAGTTTTCTTTACGGCGTAAGTTTGCCTTAGCACGTTCTTTTTCTGCATCTGAACCATCACGAAGTACCTTGAAGTACAATTCACTTACAGGGCAACGATCACCCCAGGTAGATGGAGATGTAATGCTAGCGTATTGACCAGTAGCGATACTATTCCAGCCGTGATGGTAGTAATGAAGAATAGTTTCTTCTGGGTTCTTAATGTTAGGCAATAAACGCACTACATAAGGCTTTTCATTAGGTTCTAATTGTAGGATATTGCGATAAACTGAACTACCGCCTGTCTTTGTCTTAGCTTTGTCTAAAGCACTTTTAATGCTCTCGAACATATTTGAATTATAAGGTTTCATATTGAATGATATCGTATATTAGTATGGTTTTAGTTTTTATCAAGCGAAAGTTCATTTATTCTTTTGAAAGCTTCAGTTATTATTTTTTTAGCTTTATCGGAATTGTTTAAGCGCATTTTGAATTTGACAATATCGTTTGCCGCTGTCTTTAGGTAGATTTCTTTATCTTGTGCTTGCATGCTGTTAAACATTGTATCGAAACCTGGTAATGATAGCAACACATATAAATTAATTTGTTTGTTTCTATAATCTTCTAAACATCTCCAAGTATATCCTGTTTTTAAGCTACTGTATTGTTTCAATGTGATCTTTTCATTGATACAAGTTGTAGCGAGATATTTTAAGGATTCAAGAATATGTTTAACGTGGCCATCAGTGTCGGGTAATTCTTCGGCCCTCTGACTCTGTAAGAGAGAGTAACAGGCAATGGCTTTTTGCGTGAGGTAGAAGTTGAGCGGGAAGTGTTCTTCGTCTTTGTAGATGACATAAGGTGCTAATAAAAAGTCTTTAACGTTAATCTGAGGAAAGCGTTTAAAAAACATATCTAAACGTACGCAAAGTATTCCATCCGGTGTTTTATCGAAACCTTCAAAATCTTTACGGGCCTTCCAGGGTTTATTTTGATGGCCTCTAGATACGCTTAAATAGGTGTTATAAATTTGTTCAACGCTCATTAATGAGCTATGATTTTAATATCTCTCTCACTACTTTGCTACGGCAAAGATTAGAATTGTACTTTAAAAATAGTAATATTGCTTCTCTTTCACTCTCAGTATCAGTTAGATCCATAAAGACTTTTCTGTATAATTTATTTTTGACTATTAGGGAAAAAATTGTGACATTATTGAGTCTTTTATTGTTTACAATAGAACAAAACGAACCAAACTTAATAAGTTCCACTTCTAGTTCATCTCTAGCCAGTTGACTGAGAGGGGTTTCTAATACTGACTCTTGTAATGCTCCTACTATACCAGACATATTACGCGATAGGCGTGAGTAGTTTGGTGAAATTCATAAATGATTCTGTTACTTTTCCACCCGCTGCGTATTCGTGACCTCCCCCATCACATAATTTTGCAGCTAACTTTGATAAGTCTACTTCACATTTCTTATTTTTGCGAAACGATACGTGTGAGTTATCCGAGTTGACAAAGAATACAATGTCAGCTGGGTGGGTGTTTAACATATGATCGCAAATTTCGTTAACAAATTTATTTCCGTGTGTACCATACACGACGCGTTCTTTTCCTGCTACAGATACCTTACCTGCAAATATTTGTAGGTTGGCTATAGCTTTATTTTTACGGTCTACAAATTCTTTTATGATTGCTTTTTCTTGAGCATTAAAAGGTTTGAAGCCGCTGTAATACTTTTCTAAAAATATTTCTGCCCGCTGTTTTGTAGATGTTTTTTGAGTATTAGTGTACAAACAATTTAACTCATACGTCTCAGGTAACTTAAACTGATAACAATCGTAATCATCTGCTAGAGCAATAAAATATTTTTGTTGCTGAGTCAATTTATCTAACTTACCTAATAACTTAAAGTGGTTATAAACTTTTTTAGCACAAGAAGTGGTTTCTGTCACGCTTACTTCAGCGTTTTTATAAACATCTTTTGCGTTAACATGTGTTAAATGATGATCAATAATAGTAATATTTTTTCTATCAACCAAATCAGCATGCTTAGCTACATCTAGATCTAAAATATAAACTTTATCAAAATCGTTAATGTTGTTTTGATCTAACCAGGATAGAAACTCTCTACGAAAGTTAGTTACTGTGGTTGTCTTGAACGCGATTTGACCAGGCTTAGCACCTAACGCCCAATGTAGAGTTAGTAACGATGCAACGCCGTCTATATCGAAGTCGGTAAAAACGTATATCTTGTTAAAGCTCACTATAATCTATTTAAACTACTGACTTATATTTTCCAGCTTATTTTCTATGTCTAATAACGTATCTACACCACCGCCGGATTTATTACCGGTTAAGCCAATATAGCCTTTTTCTTCTGTCAAAGATAATGTTGTATAATCAATACGCATTGCAGTAGCTCCATGTTTAGGTCCTAGACGATTCTTAACACCGGCTACCTTAATAACTCCGAGATCTTGATCTCCCTCTTCTTGATAGATAGCCCAAACAACGTCTGCTGTAAAAGCTACACCTAAGGATTCAGATACAGTATCTAAGCTTGGCTTCTCCATACCTTCACGGTTAGTTTGAATAGCACTGACTACAGGCATATTAAAGAAGTATGATAGAGCTCTTAATTCTTCAGCAGCTACTTTACCTTGTTCGTAAGAGTTCTCGCCTTGTGACGCCTTTATCAGTCCAAGATAGTCTATAACGAGTATATCCGGTTTTATCCCAGCCTTTACTAAAGACTCAAGATAGGCCTTAATACCTGATACGGTGATGGATTTCGGTGGGAATTCCTTAATGATTAACTTACGCTTGTGAGTATCTACTACACCTTTAAAGTAAGCATCTAAGGATGATACTTGATCTTGAATACCGTTAATAGGGATTTTAGAAAGATGGCTACTAATACGTTTAGCGTACATCATTTCAGGCATTTCTAAGGAAATAAGCACTGTAGTAAGACCTCTATTAGCCATATTAGCAGCTACGTTACCTAAGAAAATAGATTTACCAACGTTGGTTGGTCCTAAGAACAAATAAAGTGCTCTACCGTTCTTCATTAAACCACCACCGATCTTATCGTCAATAAACCCCCAGCCTGTAGGTAGCACTTCACTCTTCGTACCTAGTTCTGTAATAATTTTTTCGTAATCCCCGAAAAAGTCTAAACCAATATCACTTGTTAAGGCAATATTACAAGCCTTTTCAAACATTGATAAGAACTTAGGGTAATCAGCTTTTTCTTTCGAGACATCATCTACTATCTTTAATACAGTGTTGTATACTGCTTTCTCTTTAAAGAATTGTTCGGTATTAGCAATAAGCTCATCCATATTAAGAGCTGTATCATATTGCTTATAAGTTGTAACTGTATCTTTAAATAGCTTTAGATCTTCTTCTTTACTGAGATAGGTTTTTATTTCAGTGATAGTAGGTAAAGCCTTACGTTTAACGTAAAAGTCTCTAATAATACCCACTACGAGTTTATTACCAGGGTTCTTAAAGTTCTCCGGTGATAAATGATCTAATACTAAAGAGGTATAGTAAGCATTAGTCAAACATTGACATGCTACAATGTTCTCAAAAAAATCGCTATTAACTTGAAGAGAGTTTTTCTTCATTCGTACATTATATATT